CGGAAAAGGTAACATCATAATCACATCTTCAGACGTTGCTTCTGCTCTAGCCATGGGTGGAATGATGGACGGAGCTGGTATTGATGACACAGGTAACACATTCGTTGGAACACTCAACGGCCGTTACAAAGTTTATGTTGATCCATATTTCAGTGCGTCAGCAACTAACTTCTTCTGTGTAGGTTACAAAGGTTCATCTGCTTATGATGCAGGTATTTTCTACTGTCCTTACGTTCCATTGCAAATGGTTCGTGCGGTTGGTGAAAGTTCCTTTCAACCAAAAATTGGTTTCAAAACACGTTACGGAATCGTATCCAATCCATTTGGACACAGTGATGGTGACGGAACAATTGACGCCAATGGTAACTACTACTACAGATTGGTCAGAGTTGACAATTTGATGTAAGTTATGTCTTTAGGAGTTATTACCCCTAAAGAACGTGAGAAGGGTGATTACTTAATTGTAGTCACCCTTTTTTTTTGTCCTAACTAAATATTACAGAAAGGATGTTCCATTTATGTCTGCATTACAAAATCAACCAATCAATACTAGTTTTTTGAGCCCTATTGGGTTTAAATTTCAACTTAACAATTTTCCAGAAGTAAACTATTTTTGTCAGTCTGCTACTTTGCCTGGAGTTTCTATAAGTTCTATTAGTGTTCCTACACCATTAAAAGCTATAGACCTTGCTGGGGATGAAGTTGCTTTTGAAGAGTTGTCAATAAAATTCATAGTAGATGAAAATATGAAAAATTGGTTATCTATTTATGATTGGATTATCGGACTTGGATTTCCAACTCCAGAGGGTCAAGCAAAATATGCAAAATTAGCAATAGCTTCAGAATTGACTACTGACGCAACTTTAACTGTATTGACCAGTAATATGAATGCACAGATAAATTTTCGATTTAGAGAATGTTTCCCACTAAGCCTTTCTTCAATTGCATTTGATAGTGGTGGAACAGATATAGATTATGTTACTGCAGATGTTTCTTTTCGTTATGATGTTTATACAGTTGAAAACCTACTCAACAATGATGTATCATATGAAGGAACACGAGCTTACCCATCTGGTGAAAAACCCCCTACAGATGACCTTAGTGGGGCATAAACAACCAGTTTAATTATTATTTAAGGAGGTGATTTGAAACTTGAAGATATTCAAGAACTTTGGCATAGAGATCGTGAAATTGATTATACAGAACTGGGCACAGAATCCATTCGTATCCCGCTAATTCACGACAAATATCTTAAAATTTTTACTGATGAACGAATCAGACTAAAAGGAGTTGAGTTTGAACTATCTAAATTAGTTCGGGCTAAGACTGAGTATTATTCTGGTAAAATGTCTCAAGAAGAACTTGAACAGCGTGGATGGGAACAATATTTGGGAAGACTTCTCAAGAATGAAATAGCTAAATATATTGAATCAGATGATGATGTACTCAAATTGAAACAACAATTAGTAGTTCTACAGGAAAAAGTAAACTATCTGGACTCTGTTATTAGGATGATAAACAATCGGGGATTCCAAATTAAGAATGCTTTGGATTGGTTGAAATTTACAAATGGAAATAATTAACATATCTAAAAAAAATGAAGTCTATATCAAGATAGATTCTGAAGCTTCAACTGCTCAAGAAATTTGTGACCATTTTACTTTTATGGTGCCTGGCTACACATTTATGCCAGCATATCGTAATAGAATTTGGGATGGAAAGATAAGACTTTTTAATGTTCATAACCGTCTTCTTTATGGGGGATTATTTGAACATCTTTGTAAATTTCTTTATACTAGAGATTACAAGGTAAAATTTCAATCTGACTTTGAAGTCGAAAAAATTGACCTCAAACAAGATTTTATAGATTCATTAAAGTTACCAGTGACTCCTAGAGATTACCAAATGGTTGCTGTCAATCATGCCCTGACCCACCACAAAGCACTTTTACTTTCACCAACAGCTTCAGGTAAATCTTTGATTATCTATATACTTATAAGGTATTTGAATTTGAAGACTCTTATTTTAGTTCCTACCATATCTCTTGTTTCTCAAATGTATAATGATTTTAGACAATATGGATTTGATGTAGCAAACAACTGTCATACGGTTTTTGCTGGAAGAGATAAAGGTTCTGAACTGCCTATCATAATATCAACATGGCAGTCAATTTATAAGATGCAACAAAAATACTTTGAACAATATGAACTTGTGATTGGTGATGAAGCTCATGGTTTTAAGTCAAAATCTCTCACATCTATAATGACCAAGTGTATTAATGCAAAATATCGTATAGGAACAACTGGAACATTAGACGGAACATTAACTCATAAATTGGTGCTAGAAGGTCTATTTGGTAAGGTCTACAAGGTCACCTCAACAAAGAAACTTATAGACAGTAAGCATCTATCACCTTTTACTATCAAAACAATTTTAATAAAACATCCAGATTCAATATGTCATGATCTTAGGAAAATAAGTTATCAAGAAGAATTGGATTATTTGATAAATTCTGAAGCAAGAAATACATTTATAAAAAAATTAGTTCTAGATTTAAAGACTAATACACTTCTTCTATTTCGTTTTGTTGAAAAACATGGAAAGTTACTTTACGATATGATAAAGGAGGAATCAAATGATAGAACAATATTTTTCGTTCATGGAGGAACGGATGCAGATACAAGAGAACAAATTAGACATATCGTTGAATCAGAACGAAATGCAATTATCGTTGCTAGCTATGGTGTATTTAGTGTTGGCGTCGATATTAGGAATCTTCATAACATCGTTTTCGCTAGTCCTTCTAAGAGCCGTGTCAGAAATCTTCAGTCAATAGGTCGAGGATTACGGAAATCTAAAAAGAAAGATATAGCTACGTTGTATGATATTGCTGATGATCTATCTTATGGTAGTAGTTTCAATTACACATTAGATCATTTTAAGGAAAGGAAAAAAATATATGAGGAAGAACGATTTCCTGTAGCTGAATATTTCGTACAATTGAAAACTTAATGAATCATTTAACCCCTACATTAGTATTATATCACTTGTCAAGAGCTTTGTCAAATGGTTGACAACACTTAGATATTATGTTATAATATATGAAATGACAATTTAAATGAAAGGTATGAGATGGATTCAAATGCTTTTTTTATTTTTCCATGTTTTACAAATGAACAAATAAAAGAAATAAACAAAAATATTAAGAAGAACATACTTCAAAAAGAAGCTTCGGATGCACCTGCCGGTGATAGGGCAAAAATAGGAGATTTTTTTGAGGTTCCAATTACACCATTAATGGAACTATTACATCCGTGGCTACATCAATGTCAACGAATAAACAGAGATTTTTTTGGATATGATGTATATTGGGATTTTCATTTACAAACTATGAACTATAATGTATATGGAATAAATGGAGAATACGATTGGCATATAGATTTAAAAGGAGGAAAAGGAGCTGATATGAAACTTACTTGTCTTCTTAATTTGTCCGAAGAACCATATGAAGGTGGTGATTTCTATTTGGCAGTTAACAAAGAAAAATTAGAGTTTAATTCTGGTGACGGACTAGTTTTTACTTCTTTAATAGCTCATAAAATAACTCCTGTTACTAAAGGAGAAAGAATATCATTAACATATTGGGGAGATGGCCCCGCATGGAAATAAGATGAGTAATTTAATATATGAAATGACAACTTATAGGAGGGCCGATTGGCAAAACCAAAATCAATACATTACATAGATAACGAAAAGTTTTTGAAAGAAATGATAATATATAAACGTGGATTTGATGAGGCTAAATCCAGAGATGAACTTCCACCAATGATTTCGGAATATCTTGGTGAATGTTTTATGAAGATAGCACAACGACTTTCTTTTAGACCTAATTTTATAAATTATGCTTTTAAGGATGATATGATTTCAGATGGTATTGAAAATTGTGTTCAATACATAAAGAATTTTAATTCAGAAAAATCATCTAACCCATTTGCATATTTTACTCAAATTATCTATTATGCTTTTATTAGAAGGATACAGAAAGAGAAAAAACAACTTTATATAAAATATAAAACTATGGAAAGTTCTCCATCTTTATCTGAAAATGTAGAATTGTCTGCAAATGACAGTGATAAAGGATATAATCAAGAAACAATGACTGCTGACCAAAAAGTAAATATGTATGATTTTATTAAAAATTTTGAGGATGCAAAGAAAGCCAAATCAACAAAAAAAGAACCAGTAAAGACAAAATTAGAAATGTATATGGGCGTATGAAGAATCCACATTTTACATCTAATAATAAAGTAGCAATAATAACAGATACTCACTTTGGCGCAAGAAATGACAGTCCAGCATTTTCACGATATTTCAAAAAGTTTTACGAAGAAGTATTTTTTCCTACTTTAGAAGAAAGAGGTATTCGTACAGTCATTCACATGGGAGATGTTGTTGATAGGCGTAAGTTTATTAACTGGAAAACTTTGTATCAAATGAGAGAAGTATTCTTTGATGCGTGTTATGGTAGATATATAAATCTTCATGTAATAATAGGCAATCATGATACTTTTTTTAAGAACACAAATGCAGTCAATTCTATGGAGGGTCTGCGTTTAGAAAATAACCACCAGTTTCACGTTTATACTGAACCCACAGAGGTTGAAATAGATGGATTGAAATGTATGATGCAGCCTTGGATATGTGATGAAAATAGAGAGCAATCACTTAAAGCAATTCAAGATACTGAGGCACAGATTCTTTTTGGACATTTGGAAGTTAAGGGATTTGAAATGCACACAGGAAGCTGGAATCAGGAGGGAGTAGATGCTAGTTTGTTCGAAAAGTTTGATATGGCGATGAGTGGACATTTTCATCACAAATCTGATAATGGTAATGTTTATTATCTTGGTAATCCTTATGAAATTACATGGAGTGATTATAATGATCCAAGAGGATTTCATATTTTTGATACTAAGACACGAGAATTAGAATTTATACAAAATCCATTTCAAATGTTTCATAAAATTTATTATGATGATGAAAACACTCAAACAATGGAATCTATTCAAGCTGAAGATTATTCTAAGTATAAAGATTGTTATGTAAAAATTGTCTCTGTTAAGAAGACAAATCCATTTATATTTGAAACTTTGATAGATAAACTTTACAAAGAAGGTACGGAAGATATTTCAGTAGTTGAAAATTTTGCTGAATTTGAAAATATGAATGATATAGATGATATAGATCAAGCAGAAGATACAATGACTATATTATCCAAATATGTAAATTCTATGAAAATAGATAATAAACAAGAACTTGATACATTGATGAAATCTTTGTATACTGAAGCATTGACACTGGAGACAATATGAAATATTAAGAATTAAATGAATTTTGGTCTACTTCTTTTTATGTATTTGAAAATGATGAACAAGCA